TGGAGGTTCGTACTGGGTACGACATGAAGACCGCAAAGCGTTCGCTCAATCTCATGCTGGCCGAGTGGGCGAACCGGGGTCTGAACCAGTGGACGATCAAGAACCGGTCGGAAACGATGGTCGCCGGCACCGGGAATTACACGCTCAGTGCCGATGTAATCGACGTTTTGTCTGTGGTTGTCCGTCGCGACGGCACGGACTACGCCCTGGAGCGCTTGTCCCGGGATGAGTACCTGAGCATCCCGAACAAGACGACGCAGAGCCGTCCGAACCAATTTTTCTTGGATCGCCAAAGCACTCCGGTGCTCAAGCTCTGGCCCGTGGCCGAGAACAGCACCGACGTAGTCATTTACGATTGCCTGACGCGCATGGACGATGCGGACACGTACACCAACACGGTGGACATGCCCTTCCGCTTCTACCCGTGCCTCGCCGCCGGACTGGCCTACTACATTGCCATGAAGCGCGCACCGAACCGTATCCAGCTCCTGAAGGCGGTCTACGAAGAGGAGTTTGAGCGGGCCATGCAAGAAGACCGGGACCGGGCCTCCTTCAATGTTGTGCCCCAGTACCAGTATTTCAGGTCAGTCTGATGGCTAAGTTTGCGTCAGGCAAATACGCCTACGCGATTTCGGATCGCTCAGGCCAGCGCTATCGTTACAAGGATATGCGCAAAGAGTGGAATGGGCTGCTTGTCGGCAAGGACGAGTGGGAGCCGAAGCACCCGCAGCTCGGGCCGTTCCGCAAGGTGATCGACCCGGAAGCGCTGCGCAATGCTCGGCCGGACCGCGTCGAGCCTCTGGACGTCTTTGTGTGCGTCCCCACGGTGGAGCAGCCTGCGCCGCGGCCCACGGTGGTTTATGCCAAGGTCGGTAGCGTAACGGTGACGACATGAGCTTTACATACGGCGAGCTAAAGCAGGCCATTCAGGATTACGCCGAGAACGACGAGACGACGTTCGTGAACAATCTTCCGATCTTCATCAAAAACACGGAAGAGAAGATTCTAAAGAACGTCCAGCTCAGTCTGTTTCGGAAAAACTCGGCGGGCAGCATGTCTGCCGGAAACCAGTATTTGGCCGTGCCACCGGACTTCCTGGCGCCTTTTTCTCTGTCCTTCACCGACGGGGACGGCAACAAGACCTTTGTGGATTTCAAGGACGTGGACTTCATCCAGACCTTCAATCCCGATCCGTCTACTACCGGTGCGCCGCGCTACTATGCCGTTTTTGACATCGGCTATTTTATCCTAGGCCCCACGCCAGACAGCTCCTACAGCGCCGAGCTGCACTATTACTATCGCCCGAACAGCCTGACGGCGGGTGCCGATTCAGGCACGACTTGGCTAAGCGAAAACGCTTCCGTGGCAATGCTTTACGGCTCTCTTGTGGAAGCGTATACCTTCATGAAGGGCGAGCAGGACATGATGCAAATGTACTTCCAGAACTTCACCCAGGCGCTGGGCTCGCTCAAGCAGCTCGGGGAGGCGAAGGAAGTGACCGATGAGTACCGCACGGGAATGGTGATTAGGCCGAAACAATGAAAATAGACCCGATACAACTATCGCCCGATTTCCAGATTGAGGTTCGCACCACGGACAACCGTGGCATGACGCCGGAAGAGCTGGCGGACCTTTGTGCGGACAAGATTATTTCGATTTCCGACGACGCTAATCCTGTCATCAGGGATCAGGCCAAGGCCTTTCGCCGTAGGATGGTTAAGGTACTAGAATACTACATGCGGCAAGCGATCCGCAGTGACCGGACGACCACGTATAACGCGCTGGTTGACGCTGGCCATAAAGACTTGGCTGAACTCATAAGGAGACTGTGACATGGCCTTTAGCGGCAATTACATGTGTACGTCCTTCAAGAAAGAACTCTTGTTTGGCGCGCACGACTTCGCCAATGGCGCGGACACGATGTACATGGCTTTGTACACCTCCGCGGCAACCCTGGACGCTTCCACCACGGCTTACTCTGCCTCTGACGAAACCAGCGGCACGGGCTACGTGGCGGGGGGTCAGGCCCTGACGAATGTGGACCCTACGACCAGCGGGACTACGGCCTTCACCGACTTTGCGGATGAGACGTGGACCACGGCGACCATCACGGCCCGGGGAGCGTTGATTTACAACAGCACTCCGAACACGACGTCGATTGCGCTGACCAACCCGGCGGTAGTGGTGCTGGATTTTGGCGGCGACAAGACGTCCACGGCGGGTGATTTCACCGTGGTTTTCCCGACGGCGGATGCTTCTAACGCCATCATCCGCATTGCGTAGGTGCCATCGTGGCGTCCTCGACGTTATATGAGGGCTGGGGTCGAGCGGGTTGGAGCGAAGGCTCTTGGGGAACCCCGATCCTTGCCGTTTTTGTCGATGGCGTCTCGGCAACGGCTTCTGTTGGCTCCGTAACGGTTGTTGCGGAGGCTAATACCCCTGTCACCGGTCTTTCGGCAACGGCTTCTGTTGGCTCCGTAACGGTTGTTGCGGAGGCCAACGCGCCTGTTACAGGGCTTGAAGCGACCGCTTCCGTTGGCGTTGTCACCGTTATTGCAGAAGCAAACACGCCGGTCACAGGTCTTGAAGCAACCGCAACGGTTGGCACCGTTTCGGTCCAGGCTGATGCCAACGCCGACGTTACGGGACTAGCAGTTACAGGCTCCGTGGGCGGTGTTACAGTTATCGCGGAAGCTAATGTTTTTGTCACCTCGCCGGCCCTTAATGGTGAGGTGGGAAGAGTTCTTGTTTGGGGTAGAATTATACCGGATCAGACCCCGTCTTGGTCTGACGACACGGCGAGTCAGACGCCGAATTGGGACGAGATTGCGGCATAGAGGATTAGCAAATGGCCAGCACATACACCGTCAACCTTGGTATTGAAAAGATCGGGACCGGCGAACAGTCCGGTACTTGGGGCACGACGACCAATACCAACCTTGACTTGATTGATCAGGCGGTCAACGGGGTGGTTACGGTCACCCTGGCCAGTGCGGGCACTTCCGGTTCGCCTAACGCTTTAGAGATCACCAACGGCGCGGCTTCGGACGGTCGGAACAAGTTCATTGACTTTGCTGATGGCGGCGATCTTGGTGCCACGGCTTACGTCCAGCTCACGCCCAACGATGCTGAGAAGATCGTACATATTCGCAATAGCCTGTCCGGTGGCCGCTCGGTCATCATCTTCCAGGGCACCTACAACGCGTCGAACGACTTTGAAATCCCCAATGGGAAAGATGTTGTCCTGAAGTTCGACGGCGGCGGTGCCTCGGCTACGGTCACGCAGGTCTTTGAGGATTTGCTCGTTACGAACCTTGCTGCCACGACGGTGGACAGCACCAACCTTGAAGTCACCAACCTCAAAGCTAAGGACGGCACCGCTGCGGGTAGCATTGCCGATTCCACCGGGGTAGTGACTATTGCCTCCTCCGTGCTTACGACCACGGACATCAACGGCGGCACGATTGACGGGGCGGACATCACCGTCGGCGCAGGCAAGACCCTGGACGTATCTGCGGGCACCCTGACCCTGGCGAACGACCAGATCAGCGGGGATAAGATTCAAGGCGGGACCATTGGCTCCATCACAATCACGAGCCTCGCCTCGACCACGGTCGATACCACGAACATTGAACTGACCAACCTCAAGGCCAAGGACGGCACGGCGGCGGGCTCTATCGCTGACTCCACTGGAGTGGTCACCTTAGCAAGCTCTGTCCTCACCACCACGGACATCAACGGCGGCACCATCGACGGCGTGACCATTGGCGGGTCGAGTGCGGGGGCGGGGAGCTTTACGACGTTAAATACGTCTGGTGCTGTGGTCTTCAATGAAGCTGGTGCAGATGTTGATTTTCGCGTAGAGGGCGACACTGACGCGAATCTTTTGTTTGTGGATGCCGGGAATGATCGGGTGGGTATTGGCACCAACTCGCCTGCCACGGCGCTTGATGTAAACGGCGCCGTCACGGCTGATGGGCTGACGGTTGATGGTGGAGGCACGTTTGCAAAGAATCAAACGGCTGATACTGCTGTTGAAGTATCAAACCTAGGTACGGTAGGTGCAACCACAACGTCTAGCTTTATTGTTTCAGAATTAGCGGGTACACCAAAAGGATGGTTTAGGCGTTATCGGGATGGAACATCAACTACAGCCGTAGGTTTTAGCGATAAGCTAGTCTTTGAAGGAGCTATTGGCTCTACTCCTACTAACCGTATGGAAATTGCCTCCAACGGCGACATCTCCTTCTACGAGGACACCGGCACCACGCCTAAGTTCTTCTGGGATGCGAGTGCGGAACGGCTGGGGATTGGGACGAGTAGTCCATCTACGACTTTAGAAGTTTCTTCTGCTAGTGGCGGTAACACTGTAGCTAGAATAACTAATACTAGCGCGGCCACAAGCCTGATTCAGTTTGAAGATACAGGTACCCTTACAAAGCCTCGTGTTGGCTCAGTGGGTGACAATCTAATTCTTGATACCGCCAACACAGAGCGTGTGCGCATCGACGTCAGCGGCAACGTCGGCATCGGGACGAGTTCAAATATCTCAGGAATACCAGTAGAGATAAAAAAAGGCGGTGCTTATTTAGGTTTAAATACAACAGTCGCAGGTTTCAGTCTTATTCGTGGCTATGATAATGGCAACCCTCGATGGGCTATCGGACAATCTAGTTTTGGCAATGCAGAAGGATTAGTTTTTTATACTGGAAATCTTAACGAAGCCATGCGCATCGACGCCAGCGGCAACCTGCTGGTGGGGACGACTACGATAAGCGGTTTTGGTGGTTCTAGCTCTCCTGAAGGTGTTGTTTTAGATGGCAACAATGCACAGCTTACTGTAG